GCGCTTCGGGCAGCGCCGGGGCAGCCAGGGCCGGGCCGCCGAATGCCGTGACGGCCATTGCCGCCAAACCCGCCGACGCTTGCGCCACCGACGCCAGCCGCGCTTGGATGCCCAGTGCAAGCCCGTCGGAGATGTTGCCACCCATTTCGGCAAACACGGTCGAGGGCGAGCGGATGCCCAGCACCGAGCGGAAGGTGTCGCGCACCGATGCGCCCACGCCCCGGATGGCCTCGCCGGCGGCCGCCAGCCGCTGGGGGATGCCGTTGACCAGGCCGTTGACGATCTCGGCCCCCAGCCGCAGCATTTCGGCCGGCAGCGCCAGCAGCTGGCCCGGCAGGCCCAGAAACCAGCGGATCGCGCCGGCAATCGCTTGCCCGACTTGCGTGCCAAAGGCTTCGGCAGCGCCGCCTGTGTCTTCGATGGGCGTGATCAAGGCCCTAAACCAGCCGCCTACGCGCGCCAGCACATCGAGCACCGGGCGCAGCGCCGGCATGACCGGGGCAAAGGCCTCGCGCACCGACGCGCCGATGGGCGCCAGCCCGGACACCAGCCCAGACCACAGCCCCCTAAAAAACCCCGAGATCGGCCCCCAAAACTTATAGACCACCAGCGCCGCCGCCGTGAGCGCCAAGCCGATCGGGTTGAGCAGCGCCAGCCGGCCTAACCACAGCAGCGCCTTGCCAGCGCCCAGCAGCGCGCCCTTGAGCGCACCGCCCACAGCCAGCGCAGAGGCCTTGGCGCGCGCCCCGATCTGTGCGATGTGCCAGCCCAGCGCGCGCATCGGCGCGCCCGAAGTGGCGATCTCGCCCAAGGTGCCCAGCAGGCCCGCCGCCGCCGGGGGGGCCGCGCCCAGCACCGGCGCCAGGCTTGCGGTCTGCATGGCCAGCGATGCCGCCAGCCACGCCCCGCGCAGGGTTTGCACGCGCGACACCACGCCCAGCACCCCCATCGACACGGCATGAAACGCCGCCCGCGCCGCCAAACTGCCGGCCTGAAACAGCAGCAGCCCCGCCACCAGTTTGCCGATGGCCGCCACCACGCCTGGGTTGGCCTGCACCCACGCGGCCATGGCTTCGATCACCGGGCGCAGGGTGGAGAGCAGGCTATTGAGCGGCGGCAGCAGCACCGAGCCGATGTTGATGGCCAGCTCCGAAAGCGTGTTCGTGAGCAGCTGCATGTTGTTGGCCGTGGTGGCCGAACGCGCCTCAAACTCGCGGCCCATGGAGCCGCCAGAGCGCGTGACCGCATCGAGCTGCTTTGCATACAGCGCGGTATTGCCCGCCAGCACCGCCACATCGTCGGCGTACTCGAGGCCAAACATATCGATCAGCGCGCCCATGCGCTGTGCCTGGGGCAGCTTTTCAAGGGCCTGCAAAAAGCCCATGAGCGCGCCTTGGGCGTCTTGGCCGATGGCCACCGACAGCCCGGTGGCCGACAACCCTATCGACTCCAGTGCCGCCTGAAACCTCGGCCCTTGCTTGGATGCGGTTTGCAGCCGCAGCAGCAGCGCGTTGATGGCCGTGCCCGCCACCTCGGGTGGGCGGCCCATGGCGATGAACGCGCCCGACAGCGCCGCCGCCTGGTTGGCTGTGAGGCCAAAGGCCGACGCCACCCCGCCCACGCGCGACAGCGCGCGCACGATCTCGGATGCGCGCGCCGGGCTCTCGTTGGAAATCTGGTTGATGGCGTCACCGAGCCGGCCGATTTCGGCGATGGGTATCTGGTACACGTTGGCCACCTTGGCCATGGCGTCGCCGGCCTCGGTAGCGGTCATGTCAAAGGCCACCGCCATTTTGGCCGTGGTCTCGACAAAGGCCGGCAGGTCTTGCAGCGCCACGCCCAGCTGGCCGCCGGCAGCGGCCAGGGCCGCGATCTCGGTGTGCGCCAGCGGCAGGGTGCGCGCCATGCCCATGATCGCACTTGACAAGCTGGCAAGCTCGGCGTCGGTGCCGTCCACCACCTTGCGCACGTCGGCAAAGGCGCTCTCGAAGTTGATGGCGGCGCGCAGCGGCAAGGCCAAGGTCGCACCCAGCGCCACCACCCCGGCGGCCTGCCCCCAGAGCTCACCCGCCGCCGCTTTGTGGCCGGCGATGCGCTCTTGCGTGGCCTCGAGCCGCTCGGCCTGCTGGCGCGCAGCGTCGATGGTGCGCCCCAGCCGCACATAAGAATCGGCCAGCACGCCGATGGGGCGGCCTTGCGCGCCCACGCGGGCCACCCGTGCGCCCAGCTGCTCGTGCAAGCGGGTGGCCGTGCTCACGCGGTTGTTGAGGTTCGTCAGCCCCTGCCCCAGCGTTTGCAGCGCGCCTTGGGCGGCGCCGGTGGCTGCCGTAACTAATATGCCTAGCCGTACCGTCGTCATGATCTGCGCCCCCAGCTATCGATCAGCGGGGGCCGACTCCCGCTTGATCTGCTCTGCCGCCAGCCGGCACCATTGCAAAAAATCATCCACCTCGAGCCCCTCGATCTCGGAGGGCTGGAAGCGAAACCAGCGGGCCAGCAAGCCGGCCCCCTTCCACACCTCAGCCGGGTCAATCCAGCATGAGGCGAAAGGCATCTTGGATCGCCTTGTAATCGGCCAAGTCGAGCTCGAGCACGTCTTCGGGCACCAAGCCCGAGAGGCGCGCGATCAGGGCGATCTCGTGCTCGTCTTGCTTGTCGCCGGCGCGCGAGGCCTCTTTGAGGTCGGCCACCTTGGCGCGGCGCAGCACCAGCTTGGTGAGCTCCTTGCCCGATGCCAGCTTGACCGGGTGTTTGAGGGTGATCTCTTTCATGCTCAGGCTCCCAGGTGGCTGCGGTAGGTGGCCAGCACGTCTTGGCCGGCAGCCTTGTAGATGTTGGCCAGCACGTCGATCTCGGTGATGTCTTCGCCGCCCACCGTCAGCTTGAAGTAAGTGGCAAAGAACTCGGACTCCAGCTCCACGTTTTCGTGCTGCTTGTAGTTGCCGCCGGGCAGGCTCTTGAAGGTGACGGTGAGCAGCGCCACCACCGGGCGCTCCTCGGTGCGCCCAGGGCTGGCGTAGGTTTCCACGCTGGCGCGCACTTGCAGCTGCACGCTGCGAAACGGGTTGGCGGTTTTGCGCAGCGCATCCGGGTACAGCGACGACCACTTGATCTTGCCCTCGAGCTTTTCGAAGCCGACAAAGGCCTCGATCGAGCCCACCATGCCCAGCGCCTTGTGATCGGCCATTTTGGCTTGGAGCACCGGCAGCTCGATCTCCTCGGCGCGGCCCAGCATGGAGCCGCCGTCGAGGTAGATGTTGGCGTTGGTCAAGCGGTTGATGGAAATCTTGCTCATGGCTTACTCCTTATTGGGCACCGCCCAGGCTGCGCAGCAGCTCGATGTCGATGAACGACTCGAACGTGATGCGCTCGCACGGCGTGGGCGGCATGAATGTGATGTCAAAGGTCAGGTGCCCCAAGGCCACTGCGGTGGGCGGGTTTTTGGCGGGATCGTAGGTGCACGAGCCGTCGATCAGCGCGCCCCGGCTGATCAGGGTGCGGATGAAGGCGTCCACGCTGCCCGCAATCGAGTCGATCAGCGCATCGTTGATCGGGTAGGCCATGAATTGCAGCATCGAGAACTCCACCGACTCGTGCAGCACGTCGGCGGTGCGGCGCACGTTGATGAAGTTGCGCGGGTGCGTCAGCGCCGGCCAAGCCGCCGAGCGGTTGCCCCAGGTGCGCAGCCCGCTGCCGAAGCTGTTGAACACGGTCAGGATGCCGTTTTCGTTGAGCAGGTTGGCCTCGGACTGCGGGTCGTTGATGCGCGCCGTGATCGGGCGCTCCACGCCGGTGATGCCCATGATCTCGGTGTTCGAGGGGCTCCACCAGTAGCCGCTCTCCACGTCGCGGCGGCAGATCACGCCCGCTAGGCGCTGGCTCATGGGCTCGAGGCGCTCGGTCTGCGTGGCCAGATCAAACACGCGCAGGTGCGGGTAGCACAGGATCGCGCGCTCGCTCGAGGTGTTGAAGTTGATGGTGCCAGCCGGGCCGCGCCCTTGCACCGCCTGCTGCACCGTGACGCCGATGGGCGCATCGATCAGCGCCATGGCGCGCAGCCGGCGGGCCATGACGATCATCTCGGTCGATACCGACAGCAGCGGGCTATACACCGGCGCCACCAGCAGCTTGGCATCGAAGCCAAAGCGGCTGTAGGTGTCGTCCAGCGCCTGAATGCCGGTGCGCTGGCCGCCAGCCGTGAGGGTGCCGATCACCTCGGCGGGCGTGACCAGCGTCGGGTTCACGTGCTCGTAAGACACGCGCAGCGCAGCGCCGGCCGCGATGGTGCCGGTGGGCACGCGGATGATCTCGCCCCGCTCGGCGTCCACGGTGTAGTGGGTGCCAAGCGCAAAGGTGGTCAGGCCGTCGGCCGAGCGCACCACCACGTTGCTCACGTAGGGGCGAGCCAGCCGGGCGCGGTTGGTGATGGCAGACAGCGTCACGGTCTCGGCGGCCACGGCGCTGCGGTGCACCGCCGGGTTGCAGACGTTGATCACGATCACCGTGCCCGCGCCTTGGTCAAAAATCGCATCCAGCGCTTGCGGGATGGTGAAGCCAGCAGCCACTGAGGCGTCGCCAAACTGGGCCGCGTCGCGTGCCGAAAGCACGATCACCGGCTGGTTCACGGCCCCGGTGGGCGCGGTGCCGATCAGGCCCACCACCGCCGTCTTGACCTGGCGAATGGGGCGCGGCCCTTTGGTGATCTCGATGGTTTCAACGCCATGCAGAAAATTGGCAGCCATGATCAAACCTCCTTGGTCTTTTTGGTGGGCGCATCAGGCGCGGGCTTGACGGGCACAGGGCGCAAAAAGCCCTGCTCCTCGAGCGCTCGCGTCAGCTCAGACTCGGGCAGCTCGACCTCGTGGCCCGGCCACAGCAGCACCTCGGTGCCGTCGGCAAGCGTTAGGCCCGATGCCGGGCCGTGGTAAACGTACTTCATGGGAGCACCTCCTGCTCAAAACCGTGATCCAAAACCAAGCGACTGAGCGCGGGGCCAGCGGGCGCATCTGCGTCCTCAACCACCACACTCGACACCTCAAACACCAGCTCGTAAATCCACAAGCCGGCCTCTTGCGACACAAAACGCTCCGACGCCAGCCGCACCTTGCGGCAGTCTGGCAGCCGCTGGCCCAGCAGCGCCAAGCGCGCCGCGTCGGTGAGCAGCAGCGCACCGTAGGCGTCGTGCAGACTGCGCGCCACCACCGACACGCCAATGGCGATCTCGCGCTCTTGCGACACGATGCCCACATCCACCGACGCGCCGTAGCGGCTGCCCCGGTAGTCCACCAGCAGCGCCGCGCGCGGGTGGTTCATGCGCCACGTGCTCGGGTTGTCTGGGTACAGCGCCACCTCCACGCCGGGCACCTGCGCTTGCAAGCGCGCCGCCACGGCCTCGAGGATGGGCTTGGTCGCGCCCATCAGAACTCACCCCCGGCAAACACCCTCTTGGGCGCCACCGCCAGCGGGCTGCCCGCCGGTGCGCTGGTGCCCAGGCGCAGGCTGCCCGCAGCAATCGCCGCCAGCGTCTTGCGCGCGGCCACGCACTCGCCCTTGACGGCGTCGGGCATGTCCATGCCCTCGGGGCGGCGTGCGTACAGCCGGCAGCGCGCCAGCGTCACGCACAAGTGCTTGAGCACCGCCGGCACCGGGTTGGGCAGCGCCAGCCCGCCATCGGCCAGCGCGGCGTCGATTTCGGCCGTGGCCGCCGCCAGCATTTCGCCGATCACCGCCGCATCGGGCACCGTCGCCG